ACTGTAACACCGTCCCATAAAACTCAGTTGCCGTTAACACTGTAACACCGTCCCATAAAACTCACACTTCCTATGATCCTAATCCCCCCTTCCCTGTTGAACCCCTTTTAGTACCAACTAACCCTTGACACACCATATTCAATACACATAAAGTACAAACTTCAACATCACCCAGAGGAGCCAACGGTGAAGCCTAACGAGTTCCCACTAGAGACCACCCTTGGTGAACTAGAACGGTTCAACATGGTGGAGATTGAGAAACTTCCGTCTACGTCGTCCTGTTCGGTGTGGAAATGCACCGTGAAACATAACGACCATCAGCATGGAACCTCTTATGAGATAACCTCCCACCCGCAACCCAGTTTCCAACAAGCTGTTCACACTTGCTACGAGCGGATACCGCTCCAACTACGTAACCCGAACGGTGACTCGGAATGAACTTCGCCAAACTGTACAACTTCGACATCACAGGTCAAACGCTTGTGACTAAAGAAGATGAGGATGGTGAGCCTGTAATTAAGATGCGCTTTTTCTTACCGGAAGGTGATGAACCTAACGTGTATGTAATGAGGTTCATCAGGGGTACAGGTTTCACTCTCGAAGAGGCTACCAAGGTGAGGGATGAAACTTTCGATAATTTGGATGAACAATCAGTCCTAGCCCTGGTGTCGCGGGTTCTCTATCACACCGCACCAGAGAACCTCACTGGAGTCCATTGATGAACGACACCATAAGCCTTACAAACTTCGTTCGCGCTCAACGTGAACGGTTGATCCGTTTTCAGGCGTGGTACGAACGGCAACACGTAGCAGACCCTGAGACCTATCCGAACCCGATGAATGCTGTAGCATTCGATTCCTTTCTACGACTCTTCAAGGAGTACGAACATGACCAATTCGATTGACACCCATGGTGTAGAGGTGGAGCTGAAGCAGGCAAAAGATACGCTCGCTGAGGTGAAGGCAGAGATGATGAAGTATCGAGACCGAACCAGACGAATGACGACAGAAGGTCGCGCTGAGTACATTCGGTTGCTTGACGAGCATACCTCCCTCACTAAGGCGATCTGGAGTATGGAGGATATCTTGCATCAGATTCATGGTGGTCGGGTATGAGTGCTCCGAGCCTCTAAAGAGCCTGACAATTGATGATTTGAAAAAGATTTGCGAACCTCTCGGTATGGAGGAAGAAGAGTGAAACAGGTTTCGATATCGAACTGCAGCGAGTGCCCCTACTACACGGAGTATCGTAGATGCTCCCATCTGACAGGAGGTGGGTTGATCACTCCGACAATCGAACCTCTGTACCAGATTGACCCTGAGTGTCCTTTGGATGACAAGGGTGAGGTACTATCCATAAAAAGGTGGCCAGAGATCAGCTTCCTTGCGATATGCTTCACTGCTCTGCTGTTGTTGATTGGGATGCTGGTGAAGGACGTGGAGTCCTGTAAGGTGTCTGATCCACAATCGATTCAAGAGGTGAAGGAATGAATCGACGGTACAAACCTAAAACCATCACGCTCACACAGGAAGACATTGACCGGATCACCCGGCTGCGCAGTCTCCCGAATATGGCGAGCGATTCCCAAGTGGTCCGTGAAGCCCTGATTGAGCTTGAGAAGACGAGGTTGAAGAAATGAAGGGTATGTTCATATTCACACTCTCCTTGTTGTCAGTCACACTCACAGGTTGCTCCAGCTTCGGTCCTCCGGCTGCGTTTTATGAAGCCCAGGCTCAGGTAAAGGTTGCTCAGATAACTGCCGATAGCCAACCGAAGTTGGTAATCCGTAGCCAAGGCCCGGTGGAGTTCACATACCGGGGTGATATGAAGGACTTGTCTGTGATTGATGAAGGGTCTCACGGTGGCACAGTGGCACGCACCGCTCTTTCCTCCACCCTTCCAGCTCTCGCGCCGTATGGCGCTGTGGCGCTGGCGATGACGAAGATTGCCGAGAATGCCGGGGACCGTAGCGTACATATCGAAGGTGACGGTAATTCACCGAACCTATCCGAGTCTCGTGAGTACAACTACGCAAGTGGTGATGCTTCGTCTATCAAGCCGGATAATCGAACTGATTACGCGAACACCAAGCCTATAGATAACCGAAGTGACTACAACAACCGGGACTCCACAACTCCCCAACAAGTGGTGACGCAACCGCCCCCATTCATCGTGACCCAACCTGAGCCTGTGATTGTGACACAACCTGTTATCGAGCAGCAGGTAGAGTGGCCACCGGGTTACTACTTTGTACCGTAGGAGGCGACATGACCGGCGCACGGAACAATAGGGATAACAGGAGTAACAGATGAAACTACCTATCAAGATTCTTGACACTCGTCTCAACGAGTTCCCTTTAACATACGCAACTGAAGGTTCTGTCGGATTCGACCTTCGAGCCTGTATTGACTCCCCTTACAACATCTCCCCAGGGGAGACGTACAAGATTAGCGCGGGGTTCGCTACGGCAGTGCCTCCTGGATATGGGATGTTTGTAATCCCTCGAAGTGGTAAGGGGTCGCAAGGGTTGGTTCTCGGAAACGGGACAGGGTTGATCGACATCGACTATCGGGGTCAGGTTCACATTCCAATCTGGAACAGAACCTTTGGTGAGATATTCAAGATCGAACCAATGAAACGGATCGTTCAGGCGTACATCGCCCCAATTGTTCAGGTACAATTTGAGGTGGTGGATGACCTCGAAGAAACGGCTCGTGGGGAGGGTGGCTTCGGTCACAGCGGTCACTTATGAAACCTCATGCGGTAATCGATATTGAGACATTGGACACCGTACCCTCCGCTCATCTATTGAGTGTTGGAGCGGTACGGTTTAATCCGATGAACCCGAACTATGACGACTTCACCTCGATCCATCTCCACTTTAACAAGTTCCAGCCTGGACGAACTGCGTCACAGAAAACGATTGAATGGTGGGGAAACCAGTCGAAAGAGGCGTGTTCAAACGTAACTCAAACTGGAGTGCATCCGTCAAAGTTTCCAACTCACATGCAGAATCTTGAAGCCCTGAAGAATTTTCTTCAGGGTGTTGGATTGATATGGGCGAAACCTCCCTCATTTGACCGTGTGATACTTGATGACTTCCACAGTTGGTTAGATGTTCCAACCCCTTGGACATTTCGACAGTGGTACGATGTTCGCACGTTGGAGTTAATCACATCGGAGATTGGAGAAATTCAATTTGAAGGTGTGAAGCATCTCGCTCTGGACGATGCCAGACATGAGGGGAAGATGGTGAAAAAGTTCTACGAGTTGACAAATTCTTGATTCAAGTGATACCTTACGCTTATGAGCTACCATAATATCATCGATCCGAATTACGTCAGGGATCAGCTTACGCTGAAGCCTAACGAGTCGCCTGCGTCAGTGGCGAATGGAATCTGTAAGCGTGAAGGTATCACTGATCCTGTAGATAAGGAGAATATTCTTCGTCGGGTGGAACAACTAGTACATCAGAACGGATGGCGATATGTCTCCATTGATGAGATGGACACCAAGACTCGCATTCGTGCGCTTCGTAAAAAGGTTATCGGGTGCGATGAAGCATTTGTACGATCCACCTTGGTGGACATTCTCGAACTCTCCCTCGGTGATTTTGAGATGGGGATCAACCCTGACATCAAGACTGCCCTTAACACGGTGAACAGTATTGGTAAACTGAAGCAGACGGATGCGTTCAAGACTTCTCAGGATGTCAACATGAACCTGACAGGTGACTTGTCGAAGTTGTCGGATGAAGAGGTTCGGGAGAAAGCCCGACAGTTGGCGAATGAAATGGTGGGTGAGTGACTGGACTAGAGTCACTTTCAAAAGAACAACAACTTGCCCTACTCCAGATCGAACTGGATAGGCGTAAGCGTCGTATTGCCTGCGAGCAGTCTCTTTCTGAGTTTTTCAAATTCGTGTGGGAGGTGTTGGAACCAGGACGCGAACTCAAGTGGGGATGGTCTATTGACTTGATGTGTCGCTTCCTTGAAGACTTCTCTCTTCGTAAATTCAAACGTGGTATCATAAATATCCCCCCTCGTGGAACCAAGTCTCTTCTGGTCAGTGTAGCCTTTCCTCTTTGGGTCTGGATTCAATCCCATCGTGAAGCGCGGTATGGAGGACCCGGACATCAATTTCTAACCCTTGCGCATTCAGATGGTCTCGCAACCCGAGATGCGGTGAAGTCTCGCACGGTGTTGGAGTCTCCTGAGTTTCAAGCGATGTGGGGAGATCGTATTCAGATTCGCAAGGGGCAAAACGAGAAGGCTAATTACGAACTCAACGAGAATGGCCATCGTAACTCCTTCGGTCTGCAGTCCATGTTCATGGGTCGCGGCGGTGACACAATCATTATTGACGATCCGAACGATCCGGAGAAGGTGTATTCGGACACCGAGCGGGCGAATGTGATTGAGGCGTACACGAACAAGGTGGTGTCTCGTCTGAACGACCGGGATAACGGCGGCATCATAATCATCATGCAGCGGTTGCATGAACTCGACTTGACAGGCTTCGTTATTTCCGCACAGGGGTTGTATGACCCGGATACGAACCCTCGTGGGTGGATGCAGCTCGTCCTCCCGATGGAGTATGAGTTGGATTCTCCGGATGATGATGATCGACCTGTGAATCCCGCTGGGAAGTTCGGATACGAAGACCCTCGGTGTATCCCCGGTGAACTGATGATGCCAGAGCGGTTTCCGAAAGATGCGGTGGATTACATTGCGGAAAAGGAATATATGGGACGTGACACCTATGGGTATACAGGTCAGTTTCAGCAGCGCCCAGCCCCTGCCGCTGGTGGCATCCTCAAGAAAAACCATTGGCACAAGTGGCCTGAGTCCTTGGATCTTCCGTATTGTGACCACGTCTTCCTGTCATGGGACACCGCGTTCAGTGAAAAGGATGCGAAGTCTGCGGCGTATTCCGCAATGACTGCATGGGGAGTCTTCTATAATGAACAGATGGGATCTCACGCTTTGATGCTCCTTGGAGCCTGGTGGGATATGGCTTCTTATCCAGAACTGAAGAAGTTAGTTCGAGAGAAAGAGGAGTTCTTTAATCCAGATGCTCACCTTATCGAGAAGGCTTCTTCTGGACATTCACTCCTTCAGGAGTTGAAGCGGACTCATACGAAACGAGGGAAGCGAGTTTTACTGCGAGCTATCAAACCTCGACAATTGGGCGACAAGGTATCAAGGGCGCACACCGCATCAAGTCTGTTTGCTGGAGGTATGGTGTTTGTTCCTTCTCCGGCTCATGTTAGTGGTTCACGTCAAATAAACTCGGATAACTTGAAGTGGGTAAAAGATGTGATAAACTACGTGGGGGTGTTCCCTAATGGCGCTCCTCCCTGTAAAGACATCACGGACACCGTAACTCAAGCCATCATCTACTTGCAGCGAGGGTGGTGGGTGAATCATCCAGACGATGAAAAGGGGATGAACTATGTCGGATCAGAGGATGAGGTGTCGGTAGAGGACGAAGATAATGATTGGGATTCGACTGACGAAATGAAACATTCGGTGTATTGAGAAAATTATGGATAATTACGAGCTTCAACCCCGAGTAGACTTTCGTGAGGAAGAACGTATCGATGATGACAGTGAAGAGGTCAGTATCGCAATCTATGGCGACGGTAAAGAAGCCGACATTGAATCCTTGATCACCCTCTACAATGAAGATCCAGCTTTACTTTCCGATGAAGAAATCAACCTCCTTCCTGTAGAACTCTTCGAGCAACCCCTACTGCCGGAAGACCATAAGGCGAACCTTGCTGAGTTCCTTGATGAGGAAGTTCTGACTCGCATTGCAAGTGACGTGATTGGCTGGGTTGATGAAGATAAGGAAAGTCGAGCGAAGTGGCAGGATCGAATCTCCCGAGGAATGAAGTTTCTTGGGGTGACGGAAGAGACTATCGGGGGAGCCGGTGACGACTTTTCCAAGGTAGTTCATCCTGGCGTACAAGAGGCTCGTGTTCAGTTTCAAGCCCGAGCGATTGCTGAAGTGTGGCAGGCATCAGGGCCGGTGAAGTGTCAAGTTCTCGGTAACGCGAACGAAGAAAGGAACGCTCAGGCGAGACGGGTTCAAACGTACTTGAACTATTTGTACATGCACAAGATTCCAGGGGCTTATGAGGAAGAGGAATCTATGCTGTATGGGTTGCCAATCTTCGGATCTGCGTTCAAGAAGGTTTGGTACGATCCAATCCTCAAACAACCGTCTGTAGCCTACATTCGCCCGGATCGGTTTCATGTACCATCCGACGCCACCGATTTACAAACCTCCCCCCATTACACCGAGGAGTTCTACGAGACAGGTAACGAGACGCTGATTAAGATGCGTCACGGAATCTATCGTAAGGTTAACCTTGACGAACCTAACGTCAGTGCAATTGAACGGGAGAAAATTGAGACAACCATCAACGAGGCCGAAGGTGTCGAACATCCGGGGTACGATGGAGATCAATCGTACAAACGATACGAGTGTTATGCGAATCTGAACCTTCCCGGCTTCGAGGATGTGGACGAAAATGGGGAAGAGACTGGAATCGCACTCCCCTACATCATCACGGTGGATGAGGATAATGAAACCGTCCTCTCGATTTATCGTGGCTGGAACCAAGATGATGATTTGAAACTCCGTAGAGTTTTCCATATCCATTACAAGTTTCTCCCTGGTGATGACTTCTACGGTCATGGGTTGATCCATTCCATAGGCGGACTCTCTGAGGCGGCTACTGGCGCCCTCCGTGCGCTTTTGGATGCTGCAATGCTCTCCAACCTGCAGGGTGGGTGGACTTCACAAGAGGTTGACTTGGAGGGTGGGAAGATGGAGTTCAAGATGGGTAAGTTCCGAAAGACTCGGGCTACCGCTGAAGAACTCCGAAACGGCATCTTCTCGTTACCTTTCAAGGAGCCGTCTAACACCCTGTTCGCCCTTCTTGGGTTTTGCACGGATCAGATGCAGCGTTTCGCATCCACCACTGAAGTGATGGTTGGTGATGCGGCTAACAGCGCACCAGTAGGGACAACGCTTGCTCAGATTGAACAAGGGTCGAAGGTTTTCTCTGGAATCCATAAGCGCCTTCATCAGGCGCACATGCAGGAATATAAGCTGGTAGCCAAGATTGTGGGGGATAATCCCCCGATTGAAGGTTACCCGTATGAAGACGATCAAGAGATCCGCAACTTGATCATCACAGATTTCGATGATCGGATTGATGTGGTTCCCGTCAGTGATCCGAACATCATCTCTCAGAGTCAACGTATTGCCTTGGCTCAGGCTACCCTACAACTCGCCTCCCAGTTCCCTGAACACCACGATATGAAGAAGGTGGTCCGCGATGTCCACATTGCCCTCGGGAATGTGAACCTTGATGAGTTGATGCCTCCCCCACAAGAGGCTCAGCCGGTTGACCCGGTGAGTGAAGTGGGTGCGATTTTGACAGGTCAGCCGGTACAAGCTGCACCTGATCAGAACCATCAGGCACATATCGACTTCTTACAGCGTTGGTTCACCACCTTGACTCCTGAGATTCAGGGACAGATTCAACCACAGTACCAAGCGATTCTGTTCCAACACATGGCGATGTTGGTTAAGCAGATGGTTGAGAAACAAACCGGGATGCCAGCAGAACAGGTTCCGCCCGAACTGCTGGCGCAGATTCCTCTTGAGAGTGGCCAAACTGGACCTTCTCAGGAAGATGTAGCGTTCCAAATGGAGCAGGAACGTCAGGACGCACTAGCGATGAACAAGATGAATCTTGATAGTCAGAAAGTGCTCGGAGACATTCAGCGCAAGGATGCGAAAGTAATGTCGGACATTGAATTGCAAGCCATGGCTGCAACCGGCGAAGAGCAACGAAAAGCGATGATGAACGAAGCAAAAATCCTTTCAGACGCTCAAGTTGGAATTGAAAACAGTCAACGGGAAGCAATGATGGTTAAAGAAAACTTGCGAGGAATTGAAAATGAGTAAAGAGATTCTGGTATCTCCAGAACAGTGTGAACTGATGCGACAGGATTTGTGGGTTGATGTGTTCAAGGATCAGATCAAGGATTCCCTTCTTGGGTTTGACAACCTTGCAGAGACCCGTAAAAATCTTCGGGAGTGTGCGAAGGTTGCGGATGTCGCAGTTGAAATGTTTAACAAGCGGTTCGGAGGCGAATGATGGCGACGGAACAGATTATCAAAGAACTCGACATCGCTATTGATGCCAAGATGTCTTACATTGTCAACGGTAAATGCTCCACCATTGAAGAGTATCACGCTGCCACCAAAACGGTGAAGGAGTTTGCTGTGATACGGGATCGTATCGTGGAAGCGATGAAGATGGAGGATGAAGATGACCAAGATTAACGAGCGGTTGAAGTGTCGTCCTCTTCCGGAAGACTTCAAGATCACCCCTGCATATTGGCGACTGTTAGTTCAAGTTCCGGAGATGGAGAGTTCCACAGATTCAGGAATCGTTCTCACCAGCGAAACTCTGGAGAATGAGGAGATCCAGAACACCACGGTGAAAGTGATCGCCATGGGGGATCAGTGTTTCAAAGACGAAACAGGTCGCTTTGGTGATGGAACAAACCCAATCTGTAAGGTTGGGGATTGGATTCAAATTCAGAAGTATTCAGGTAACAAGGTTGAAGTGCGTGATGACGAAGGGAAGATTATTCATCTTCGTATCATTAACGACGACCATGTATTGGGTCGCGTATCCTCCCCTGAAAGGGTACGACGTTACAAGTGAGGTGATGAATGAAAGAAGAAGTATTGGAGTCTGAATCTTTCGGTGACGAAATCAACATGGATGACGGGAAAGAGGTAGACCCGTTTTCCGAGATGTCTGGCAAACCCGGTGACGGGGAAGCAATGGAGTTCCTGTACGAGGACGATGAGGCGTCGGAGGAGAAAAGTGAAGAGGGAGAGGGGGACGAGGGTCCGTCTGTAGAGGATCTTGACTCGGAAGAGGAATTGGATCGGGAAGCGGCTGAAGCGCAAGCTGATGTAGCGGATGCTAAAACGAAATCGCAGAAGCGGGATCGTGCTCAGAAACGAATCAAACAACTTCACGAGAAGAGTCGTCTTGCAGCGGAAGTTGCTCGTCGTGAACGCGACCGAGCTGATCAGCTGGAAGCTCAATTTAACGAGTTCCAGAAGACGCATTTTGAGTCTACTACCAAATCTCTCGAAGCTCAGGAGCTTTCTGAGCGTATCGCCGATATTAAAGTTCAACGGTTGACGTTGAAAAACACACCTGTTCCGAATACGAACAGTAACGAAAGGCGTAACACGGTAGCTGATGAGATCTGGTTGTCTCAGAATGTCGGATGGGAGCGTGATCCGGAACGGAGTTCCAGAATAAGGAAAGCGGCTTCCAAGATTCAAACCGACTTCTCGTATCTTCAGCCGGGAACAACGGAGTATTATGAGAAGTTGGATGAGTTATCCGAATCCGACGAACCGGAAGAGGTGAAACCGAAGCGCACTCCGAATGGCACACCTCCTGTAAACGGAAGGAGTTCACGAAGCACGAACCATGTAAGTTCCCAACGAAAAGGGAAAGTGACGCTGGATAAGGCGGACCTGAAACTGATTCGCAGTATGGGACTCGATCCGAACAATAAAAAGGTTCGGGAAGAGATGCTTCGTGAGAAAATGAAACAAATGGGTAGAATGAAATGAGTGATGTAACACTTGACGTATTGGGTGATGTGCCTGATAATTCAAAGCAAGATTCAAAAGTTGAGACCACACCTCCGGTTAAAAAGCGAGGTCGCCGTAAAACTACCTCCCGAGAAGAAAACTCTCGGGACCGCTCTTTAGAACAGCGATCTGCTTCCGGCTTCATTCGGCGTTGGACTCGTGAGGATGCCGAACGAGAGGATTGGGGGGAAGTGCCTGATCCAGAGTTGATGCCGAACATTGAGATGCCGGGGTTCAAACTCTACTATATCCGAACTGAATTGGATGGTAGACCGGACACCAGGCGAATCGCTGAAGCGACCAATCTCGGATGGGAGCCGGTTCTTGTGAGTGATCTTCCTCCAGGCATCAATGCTCCAAACTTCCGAATGGATGGGATTGGACAGGTGGTTGGAATCTCCGGTATGGTGCTTTGTCGCATGCCTGAAAAGCTATATGAGAAAATCTCAGCAAAGTACAAGCAGGCGGCAAAGGCTCAGGTAGCTGGAGTTGGTAAGGATCTGGAAAACGTGGTTACGGTTGGTGGCAACGCTCAGCTCCAACGCTCTGTGAAATCCACTATCGAGCGAGGACGAACCCCCGTACAAGGGGACTAAGGGAAATCTCAGCAAGGAGGCTGAACCATCATGGCAAATGTAGATGCCGCATGTGGACTCCGCCCCGTCAAAGTCCTTGGCGGCGGAAGTCCTCAACCCTCTGGTGGGTATTCGATTGCGTCCGGGTACGCAGCGAACATCTTCTTCGGTATGCCAGTCGAAATGACCGGAACCGGAACCAACATCCAACAGGCTGCCGCTGGCAACGTGGATAACATCGGTGTATTTGCCGGTGTCGCTTACACGAATGCTCAGGGTAAGCGAGTCTTCTCCAAATTCTGGCCTGCCAGTACCGCCGCTACCGATGTGGAAGCGTTCGTGTATGACGACCCGAACATCATCTATGAAGCCCAGTGTGATGCTCTGGTTGAAGCAGATGTCGGTCTTTTGACCGATTGGGACGGAGTTACCGGAAGTACCACTACCGGAATGTCCACTGCCGAATTGGCCGCTTCCTCTGGCGCTACCACGGGTCAATCGCTCCGCATTCTCCGACTTGTGGACCGCCCTGACAATGCTTACGGCAACTATGCCAAAGCGGAAGTTGTCTTCGTTGAACATGCGCTGCATACTGGTGCCGCTGGCGCTGGAGGTGTCTAATCATGGCAATGAATCGTAATCAATTCCCCTCGCTACTCGAACGCGGTCTGAACACCGTCTTTGGTCTCGAATACAAAGAGTATCCGGAAGAGTGGCGGGGCTGCTTCGAAGTCTTCAATTCCGATCAGGCTAAGGAAGAAGACGTTCTGGTGACTGACTTCGGTGCCGCATCGGTGAAGGCTGAAGGTGCGGATGCCTCTTTGGACGAAGCACTTGAAGCGTACACCGCGCTCTATATGAATCGTACTGTCGCTCTCGGGTTCGAGTTCACCGAAGAAGCGGAAGAGGATAACCTGTATCTGAAGCTGGGTCCGAAGTATTCCCGCGCTCTGGCGAAGTCGATGCAGCATAGTAAGGAACTCTTTGGTGCTGCGATCTTCAACAACGCTTTTGATACCAACTACCCCGGTGGCGACGGTAAGCCGCTTCTGGCTACCGACCACCCTCTGGTTGGCGGTGGTACGGGTTCCAATAAGCTGGCTACCGGGCAGGATCTGTCTGAGGATTCAGTGAAGCAACTGCTGATCCAAATTCGCAAGATCACGGATGATCGTGGTAAGCCGGTGATGTTGCGCCCGACCAAGCTGATCATTCCACCCGATCTGGAATATGTGGCTGAGGTTGTGCTGAAGTCAGCTCATCGTCCTGGCACTCACGATAACGACATCAACCCGTTGGCGTCGAAGTCTATCTTCGGTTCCGATCCTCACATTGTAACCCGTCTGACCGACGCCAATGCGTGGTTCATCAAGACGGATGTGAGTGACGGTTTGAAGTATTCCAACCGGAAGAACCTGATGACTCGTACCTACGTTGCGGAACGTAGCGGTAACAAAGGGTTTGTGGCTCGTGAACGGTACGCCTTCGGTTGGACCGATTGGCGTGGCCTGTTTGGTTCGACTGTGTAACCTGGAGGGTTTGGCATGAGTACGAAAACTGCAACGACTCAAGCCATCCCTCGCTCGCAAGGGGGGAACTCTGCCGGTACTCCGGCAGTTCCCTCGCTTTTCATTAAAGCGTCGTTCGACCCAACTCAGGTTTCGGCTGCGCTTACTGCGGGCGATGGTCAGGCTGTAGTTCTTCCTGAAGGAGCTATCGTAACCTCCGTCAACTCTCTCGGTGGTAGTACTGGTGGTACGAATCCGACTGTGGACGTAGGTACGTCTGCTGATCCGGATGCGTTTGCCAACGAGCTTCCTTCCGACACGTTGACTTTGCGTGATGCTACCATCCTCGGTGCTTCTGCTGGTACGGTATTGGCGACTGACACCACGGTTTATGGTGGTGTCGGTGCTTCTGCTGCGACTGGGGGAACTACCACAATCCTCATCGAATACGTTCCGAGCGATAATGGTAGCCGGTAATGACGCTCCTTGAAGCCTTAACTGCAGCCCGTCTCGATTTTCTCGATGATGAACTCGGGACGGGTAGCACTGACGGCTATGTAGATGATGCACGTCTCATTCGATTCTTCAACGAAGCGGAGAATGAGGCGTGTCGTCGTAAGGATATCCTGTACGATGACACCACGGTAACGGATGCAAGCGATGTCCCACTGTGCGAGATTGACCTTGTTGCCGACCAACGAGCCTACACTTTCAGTCAGAAGATTACCCGTATCGAACACGTCATCTATCAAGACGGCGATGGTAATCAGACTCGTTTGATCCAACGTGGCTATGATGAGTTGGAGCGAAATTCTCCAGACTGGCGAACTAAACAGGGTACGCCAACCGAATACCTCATTCGAGGACGTAAAATTTATCCAATCCCCTATCCGGACTCATCCGAGACCGGTAGCAAATTGAAACTTGAGGTTTACCGCACTCCGTTGGTTGCGGTATCTGACAATGTTGATGTTTTTGAAATAGATGAAGAATGGCATGAAGGTCTAATCTATTGGGCCTGTCACCGATCTTTCATGGATCGTGATGAGGATCTGGAAGATCCTGCCGCTCAGCAAGATTTGTATTATCGCAAGTTTGAAGAGTTGTTTGGTCCGCCGATGTCTGCGGCAACTCGACGTAACATTCTTGAAGAACCTCGCTCAGTACACCCAAAGGTGTTCGGGTATCACTATACCGGCGACGACTATAGAGGGAACGATTGGTGAGCATAATTACCATTGATCCGGTTTACAACCCATCCTATTCGGAAACGATCACCGATGGCAATACGACCAATGTGGTTCGTGCCGGTCCTCGTGCTGGAGCTTTTTCCTACGGCATCACCTTGACCGGGGGGACGGTAACTCTCCACTATCAACATGATATTGACGGAGCTACATTCACAAAAGACTTCACAGCGGACACTGGTGAATACTTCACTGTTGCTGTAGATCGAGTGTGGTTCTCAGTAAGCGGTGGTGATGCGACGATTGCTGTTCGTTCTGCGTATAGTGACATCCGACTTACTGGTGGCGGGATTATTGTTGATGCTCCGAACGATGGGGTTCAATATGCGAGGAAAGATGGTGACTGGGTAGAGGTGGAGTCGTATTGGGCGCGCGACGAGATAAACGGGTATCTTTATCCTTCTACTTTGACGGATAAGGTGGGAATAGGAACTGATACACCGCTATTTAAACTTGATGTATTAGATGGTGCAGTAGTTGCAAGAGCTTATGCAACCGGGAAAAGCAACCCTCATCATATTTCATCTTTTGACTCAGCTGGTCGTCGAATGTCTATGATTTCCAGGGGGGGTGCCACAACTGCTAATCTTAACTACAATTGCTATTATGATGGCTCGTGGAAAAAGGACGATAACTCTGTAGGGTCTTGGCTTTGGGGTTGGGTTTCTACAGGCACAAGAGCTAGTGATTGTATGGACTTCTTTTATTCACAAGGAGGTTCATCAAGCCCAATACAGCATCATTTATACAGATTTGATGCAGAAGGAAATATTGGAATAGGTACTGGTAATACTGGGTCAATAGATGCCCGTCTCCACACCGTAGGCGAAGGCAATACCTCGGGAACTTACACAACAAAAGACGAGAATTCCGACGGCGATCTGATAGCAGCGTCCCGTGATGACGGGCATCATTTCACCCGCATAAATAC